AGACATGGAAGCAGAACCTGTTGATACTTACCCCAACATCCCGCCCGAAGAAATGGATGAGGCGATGGCATCACAGCTTCCAGATGAAGAAATGATGCAAGAATATATAGATTTCGTAGTTGATGAATCATTAGAAGATGAGGAAAAAGACTACCTAATGAATGCTTTGAGTCAAGACCCGCAACTGAGTCAAATCTTTGACAAGGTTGTAGAGACTGCCTCAGAGTTTTCCGGGTCAGGCATGGTTGATGGCCCGGGAAGTGGTGTGTCAGATTCAATTCCCGCTAGATTGTCTGCGGGTGAGTTTGTGATCACCAAAAAAGCCACCGATCAGATTGGCCCCGAAAATCTCCAGAAAATGATGGATGATGCTGAACGGGCTTATGATGGTGGATTAATGTCTAGGCAACCCTCTGATACAACATCTTACGATACACTTTCTGATGAGGAAATCAGAAAACAAATGTTAGATGCAAACAGAATGCCTAGTGTTCGTTAACACGGCTACCTTGGAGTAACAAGCCCCGTACTTGTCTGACGAGACTAAATTGGTATGGCTACCTTGTGGACAACAAGCCCCGTTTGGAGACTATTATGACTGAAGCAGTTATGGATAACGATGAAGTACAAGCTAATCCTTACAACATGGATAAGGAATGGCACAAAGGAACAGATAAAGAGTTCGTGAGTGCCGACACTTTGTTTACCCCGAAAAGACCAGAGGCCACCTCCAGCGAAGAAGCTGAAGCCCCGAAGGAAAAAGGTAAAACAAATTACAAGAAAAGGTATGATGATCTAAAGAAACATTATGACAAACGTGTTTCAGAGTTCAAGCAGAAAGAGGAACAGCTTCTTGCTCAAGCAAGGGCAGCAGCCCCCGAGTATAAAGCACCTAAGTCTATTGAAGAACTGGAACAGTTTAAGGAAAAGTATCCCGACTTGTATGAAACTGTAGAAACTGTAGCGCACATGCGTAGCGAACAGCAGATTGCAGATATTCGTCAGGAATTGGTTAGCATTAAACAACGCGAAGCAGATATTTCTCGGAAAGAAGCTGAAGCGGAGTTAATGTCACGCCACCCGGACTTTGACCAGATTCGTGGAGATGATAGTTTCCACACATGGGCCAAAGAACAGCCTGAAGAAATACAAGATTGGATTTACAACAATCCTAATAATGCGTCTTTAGCTGCTCGTGCAATTGACTTGTATAAGCTTGAAAACGGTATCCCTCAGTCTAAAACTTCTAAACAGTCTAGACCTGCAACCTCTAGTGCAGCGGATATGGTCTCTACTAAGACCAAAACTGTTGATGCTAAAGAAGCAAAGGTTTGGACAGAACGGGAGATTGCCCGTATGTCTGTAGATCAGTTTGATAAATATGAAGATGAAATTAATCAAGCTATCTCTGAAGGCAGGGTAATCAAAGGATAATTTTGTCTAATATTGAGGTAATACATCATGGCTTATAATCAGGCCGATCAGTATTTTGAACCAGCAACAGATACTGATGCTAACTTTGCTAACTCCGTAAGTGGTCAAGCCAATTCATTCTTCCTACCTGCCGTTTACAGCAAGAAGGTACTTAACTTCTTCCGTAAGGCAGCGGTTGCTGAAGCAGTCACTAACACTGACTACGCTGGTGAGATTTCCGCTTATGGAGATTCTGTTAAAATCATCAAAGAGCCTACCATCACTGTTTATCAGTACGAGCGTGGTCAGGACGTAACTCAGACCAAGTTGACAGATCAGGAAATTACTCTGGTCGTTGACACTGCTAACGCTTTCAAGTTCATCGTAGATGATATTGAAGCTAACATGTCTCATGTAAACTGGCGTGAAGTTGCAGCTTCTTCTGCTGCTTATTCACTCCGCGATGCATTTGACGAAAATGTATTTAGCAAAATGGTCTCTGGTCTGTCAGCTTCAAGCCCCGATCACACTCTGGGTGCTGACTCTGCGACTGCTCTTGCTGCTGGTACTTATGATGGTGCTGGCGCGGTAGACCTTGGCGTTGCTAGTGAAACCGATCCTCTCGATCTTATGGCGCGTATGGCCCGTCTTCTTGACGAGCAGAGCGTACCTGAAGAAGGTCGTTGGTTCGTAGCTTCTCCTGACTTTTATGAAGAACTGTCACAGACAGATTCTAAACTGCTGTCAGTAGACTACAACGGTGGACAGGGTTCCATCAGGAATGGTCTAGTAGCTGAAGGTAAGCTGCGTGGCTTTAGCATGTACAAGACTAACAATATGCCTTCTCAGTCTAATGCCACTGGCGTTTGTCTGGCTGGTCATATTTCTTCTACTGCTACTGCACAGACTATCGTTAACACTGAAGTAATTCGCGATCCGTCATCTTTCGGTGACATCGTTCGTGGTCTTCATGTTCACGGTGTTAAAGTATTGCGTCCCGAAGCAATGGTCGGTGCGTACTACATTATTGACTAATAGTTGATAGGAAGGTGGGGGTAGGAAACTGCCCCCATTCTTTTATGAGAAAGAAAGGCATAAATTTAAAAGCTAGAAACAAGCACAGAGGTAGACCCCGCAAAAGTCAGGTGTCTAGAGAACAGTTTGAAAAAAACTGGGATCGTATCTTTAAAAAGGATAAATAATGGCAGCATCATTCTTAACTGTTACAAATGAACTGTTACGCGAACTGAATGAAGTTCCATTAACTTCTGCTAACTTTGCTTCAGCTACAGGCATACAGCAACACGCTAAAGACTGTATCAATAGAGGTTACTTAGACATAGCTAACTATGAACCTAAGTGGCCTTTTCTTGCTACTGGGGAAAGTGGTACAACAGACCCAATGTATGGCAACGTATATGTTGAAACTACTGCGGGTACACGTTGGTACGAACTTAAAGCTGCTAGTTCAGATGTAACAACTGACTATGGTGCAATTGATTGGGATACTTTCTATGTAACTACAATCGGAGTTACTGGTGAGACTGCCCCGTATGTTTCTAAGAATCTAAAATTTTTAACCACGGAAGAGTGGAAAGATTTTAGGCGTACCGCAGAAAATGCAGACGATGCGGATACGCAGACTTGGGGAGAACCCCGTTTTGTTATTCGTAGTCCAGACTCTCGTAAGTTTGGACTAAGCCCAATCCCTAAACAGACCTATCGTATTTGGTTCTATGCTTGGGATTTGCCAACAGAACTATCTGCATATTCAGACACAATAGTGTTCCCAGATTTATACAAGCCCGTCTTAATGGCTAGGGCAAGATATTACATTTGGCAGTTTAAAGATAACCCACAGGCTGCTGCATTTGCGTTAGATGACTATAACAAAGGACTAAGAAGCATGCGTTCTAATCTTCTTGATCCTACTCCATCATATTTTAAAGACGATAGAGTGGTATACGTTTAATGTCCCAACCATTTGGTCTTTCATGTAGGGGAGGGTTAAATACTAACCTTAACCAGTTTGATATGCTGCAACAGCCGGGCTTTGCTACGCAGCTAATTAATTTTGAAGTAGACCCGGACGGTGGATATAGGCGCATAAATGGTTATGCTAATTATGGAACAACTAGACCTGAGGGGACATCAAAAATTCATGGTGTTTTTCCTTATGCACTAGGTCTTGTTGTATGTGTAGACACAAGTATTTACTACACTGAAGATGGCACAACATGGACTCAGATTAATAGGGATACAGGTCATTCTGGAGTTACTGAAGCTAATCTCAGTTCTCAGGCAGAATTAGACAGACCTAATCAAGGTCAGGCTCAGTTTGCAATAATGCGGGCACCTACTGGGCATACAAGTAGTGCTTATGGTTCGCTGAGTATTGCAACAGGCTCAGACAAGATGGCACACTTCCATATTGATGGTACAGGTGCTAGTAGAGTATTTGTTTACGAAGAAATAGCTACTCCCGCTGCTGCTACATATGTTGAAAATCATAACAAACATATTTGTATTGTTGATACGGCAAACGCCCCTGCAACTGTTTATTACAGTAAAACAAATGATGATAGAGATTTTACTGGTGTCGGTTCTGGTTCAGTAACAATTGATGATAGAATCACAGGTATTAAAAGCTTCCGTGATTCTCTTTATATTTTCTGTCAGAATACAATACATAGGTTAGACAACATTAATGACTCGGCTTCTGTGGCTGTTTCACAGATTACATCTAACGTAGGCTGTTTAAATGGATATAGCATCCAAGAAATTGGTGGTGATGTTTTATTCTTAGCCCCAGACGGTATTCGTCTTGTAGCTGCAACAGCCCGTATTGGTGACGTTGAGTTGAGTTCTGTATCAAGACAGGTGCAGTCTATTGTTGCAGATATAGCTTCTAACATAACTGACTACACTATAAGCAGTGTAGTATTAAGAAATAAATCGCAGTATAGATTGTTTTACACACCAATTGGTTCATCTATTTCTGCATCAAGAGGATTAATTGGAACACTTACACCAAACGGATTTGAGTGGTCAGAAACAGAAGGCATACAAGCCCCCGCAATTTCATCTGCATTTTTGAGTAATGGTGTTGAAAAAACATACCACGGCGATAACTCTGGTTATATTTATGTGCATGACACTGGTAATTATTTTTATGAAACAGGCACACCACAAACTATATCAGCGAGATACAAAACACCAAACTTAGACTTTGGTGACGCAGGAACATTAAAAACATTACACTATGCAAAAATTTCATTAAGCCCTGAAGGTGAAGTACAACCATCTTTGCGTGTAAGATTTAATTATGAAGATACAAGTATTCCTCAACCAGCTGATTACACATTAACTGAAGTACAAACTCCTTCATTATTTGGATCAGCAGTATTTGGAACAAATGTATTTGGTGGTTCACTAGACCCCTTAGTAAGGCAATCATTACAGGGAAGTGGACATGTAGCTAGTTTCAGACTTTCAAGCAATGACAACAATCCTGCATATTCAATAAATGGTTTGTACATAGATTATATGCCCTCGGGTAGGAGATAAAAGAAAATGGCTGGAACTAGTTATACTAGACAAAGTACATTCGCGGATGGGGATACTATTACTGCTGCGTTATTCAATGATGAATACAACCAGCTAGTAAATGCGTTTTCATATGCAAGCAGTGGTACAACTGGACACAGGCATGATGGTACGTCTGGCGAGGGCGGTAACATTCATGTTATTGGTGACGAAGACTTTTTAAATAAGATTGCAGTTGATAGCACCAATAACCGCTGGGGTTTTTATGTAGAAGTAAGTAGCGCAGCTGTAGAACAAGTTCGCATTCAAGACGGCGCAATTGTTCCGGTAACTGATAATGATATTGATTTAGGTACATCTTCATTAGAGTTTAAAGACCTGTATTTAGATGGCACAGCTACTATAGACACGCTTACTGTAGATGGTGCTGGTACAATTGGAACTACACTAGACGTTACAGGCGCGACAACTCTTTCTAGCACACTAGGTGTCACAGGTGCTGCAACATTTAATGGTAATGTAACTATTGGTGATGCAGCTACAGACACACTTACAATTACTGCCGATGTAGCTTCCAACGTCATTCCTAGTGCAGACAGCACATATACTCTTGGTGATTCTTCTAATTACTGGTCACATGGTTATATTGATGCTGTTACTACTACTGGTGATATATCTGTTGGTGGGAACCTTACCGTAACAGGTAACGCAACAATATCAGGCAACCTGACTTTTGGTGATGCAGCTACAGACACAATTAATCTAGCTGCCGATGTTGCCTCAAACATACTGCCCTCTGCTGACAACACCTACGACATTGGTGCTACTGGCGCAGAGTGGAAAGACATCTACATTAACGGTGTCGCGTATGTTGATTCTATTGACTTGGCTGGTACTGCTATTACAGCGACAGCCGCCGAACTCAACACCCTTGACGGTATCACAGCTACCGTATCAGAACTGAATACACTAGATGGCATCACTGCTACTGTCACCGAACTGAACTACACTGACGGCGTTACCAGTGCTATTCAGACACAGCTAGATAACAAACAGCCTCTTGATGCTGACCTGACAGCCATTGCTGCTCTTGTTAATACTGACGGCAACATTATCGTAGGCAATGGTTCTACATGGGTAGCTGAGTCAGGAGCGACTGCTAGAGCCTCTCTGGGACTTACCATAGGCACAGACGTACAAGCCTACAGTGCTGTACTAGATGCTACTACTGCTTCCTTTACCACAGCAGACGAGACCAAGCTGGACGGCATTGAAGCCCTCGCAGACGTTACAGACACAACTAACGTCACTGCTGCTGGTGCGTTGATGGACAGCGAATTAACAAACATCACAGCCGTTAAAGCATTAGATCAGGGCGTAGCCACAACTGACAGTCCATCTTTTGCTGGCGCAGACATAACAGGTACGCTTACGGCTGATGGGCTGACTGTTGATGGTGACATTACTATTAATGACACTACGCCCAGCATAACTATAAATGATACGGATGGGGCAACTACTGGGTTTATAACAGCAACAGGTAGCTCTGTACGGTTTGGGTCTTCAACGGCTGATGATTTACTATTATACGCCAACAACATAATAGCACTCAAAGCCGATGCTGCAACAAACGACATCTTATTCTACGAAGACACTGGCACCACAGCAAAGTTTTTCTGGGATGCCTCAACAGAACGTCTTGGTATAGGTAATACTTCACCTGCTACTGCTCTTGACGTAACAGGCACAGTCACTGCTGATGGGCTGACTGTGGATAGCGGTGCTACTGCCGTTACCGCAACAATAGCTTCGTTGGGAAATGCGGTAGGGGACACCGCTAGTATTGATATTTATCGCACAAATGCGACACACAATACGGTTGAGATTGTAGATAAACGTGTTTCAGACGTAGACGGTGGTAACCTTTTTATTCGTACTTCGGATACGCTAGGAACAATCCGTGACCGTATGCTTATTGGAGAAGGCGGGGACATCTCTTTCTACGAAGACACTGGCACGACTGCAAAGTTATTCTGGGATGCAAGTACTGAGAGATTGGGTATTGGCACGAGTAGTCCGGACAGATACCTGCATGTATATGCCAGTTCTGGTGGCACTCCATTTAAAATTGATAGTGCTGGAGCAGACACAGGTTTAGAGTTTGCCCATTCTGGAACTGTAGCTGGGGGTATAAATTCTTCTGACACGGGAGATTTAGAGTTTAGAACTGGTGCAAATTCCGGTGCTAACGAACGTATGCGCATTACCTCTGATGGTAATGTAGGTATTGGTACGAGCAGTCCTTCTTACACCCTGCACACTGTTACTGATGCGACTACTGGTATAGGAAACTATTTTGATTTAGAAACTATTACCAGCGGAACTGGAGTTTCACTTTACAGCAACAATGCCAGTTTTAGCGGAAATTTGTTACAGGTGTCAGCAGACAACGCCACTTCGACTGGAATCGCATTGCGTGTCAAGCAAGACGGCACAGGCAGCGGTGTACTTATCGACCAGAACGGTAATGGGAATGGGTTGTACGTTGATTCAGAGGCAACCACGGCACACGCTATATACGTTAGGAATGACGTAGCCACTACCGGACGCGCTATTTACGCTTATTGTAATTCTGCTTCCTTTTCTGCAGATGGCCTTGTCCGTTCGCAAGTACATAACGCATCTGCAACAGGTAGTGCTATTTATGCTTACAATAATGGCACAGGCACTGGCGTGGTCATCGACCAGAATGGTAGTGGTGCTGCGCTGGCCATTGATTCAGAGGCAGCAACTTCTTCAGCAATAAGTATTGATACTGCCGGGACTACTGGAACAGGCGGTGTTGGGATTTACTGTAACACCAACACGTTAACATCTGGAACATTGGCGCAATTCAGGTCTGCTGCTGGAACTAGCGGTGTGCTGTTACAGGCAACTATGGCTAACGGTGTGGCTTCTGGTATTGCTTTCAAGGTTCAAAACGAAGGCACAGGCAACGCAATCTTCATCGACCAGAATGGTAATGGACGCGCCCTGAACATTGATAGTGAAGCGACCAGCCAGCAGTCACTATATGTCGCGGCAGTAAACACAACTGGTCAGGTGTTGCAAGTTCAAAACGCCGGGGTTCATGCATCTGGCAATCTGGCGTACTTTTATCAACAGAACTCTGGCTCCGCCGCAAATGGGCTACAAGTTCAAAACGCTGGTACAGGAGTTGGACTCTACATTAATCAAGATGGTAACGGCAATGCTTTGTATATAGATGCCGAAACTACGACACAGAATGCTATTAGGGTGTTGGCGGCTAATACAACAGCAACCGTTATGCGCATAGATGCAGACTCTTTGATAAATGGTTCTGGTCTGCGTGTTGCTTCAGATTCATCAGCATTTACATCCTCCAGTGGCTTGGTAGAAATTATTGTGAATAACGCATCTGCTTCTGGTAGGGCTTTGCGTATTCAGCAAGATGGCTCTGGTGATAGCATTAACATTGACCACAACGGCTCTGGCAACGCTCTCTACGCAGACGGCGGTAACATTGTATTAAGCAACGGTCAGTACATTGAAGAATACGCCACAACAGGCACAAGCGGTGCAGTCACCATAGACTTGGATACAGGCAACAACTTCTCCACAGCAATGGCTGGTGCGGTAACTTACACGTTTAGCAATCCCGCCGCTTCTGGACGAGTTTCTAGTTTTACCCTGAAGGTTGTCAACAACGGCTCTGCTATCACATGGCCCGCCTCTGTTGACTGGCCCGCTGGTACAGCACCTACGCTGTCTGCTAGTGGCGCAACAGACGTTTTCACCTTCTTCACTCACAATGGCGGTACTACTTGGTACGGCTTCACTGCTGGACAGGGAATGGCTTAAATGAGCAGTTCTTCACGCAAAATGCTACAAGCCGCCGCTGGGAATGCTGGCGGTGGTGACTTCTATCCGTATACGGTGGATTACTCTGCGCGGTTTAACAGCGGAGACAGTCCTATCTTGACAAGAACGCCCTCTAATACGTCCTCTACTCAATGGACTTTATCTTTTTGGACAAAACTAACTGCCTCTAACAAAACCCAGACTTTCGTAAATGCAGGGACAGCAGATGGTAGCGAAGATTTAATAGCTATAAAAGGTAATGGTTATTTGTTCTATAGATACGATACAACCAGTAACTTTCATGGCGATTATAGCGTATTTTATCGTGACCCTTCTGCTTGGTATCACATTGTCTTGAAGTGGGACAGTGCTAACGCTACTACCTCAGATAGATTGGCTTGGTATGTCAACGGTAATCTTGCTCCTACGGCCTCTGGAGACACTAATTACCCATCGCTCAACCAAACTAGCAGATTAACCAACTCCAGCTACACAACTGTTATTGGCGAGCATCAAAGAATTAATAATCATCTTGATGCGTATTTGTCACAGTTTGCTTTTGTTGATGGTCAGGCACTTGACCCAACTGACTTTGCTGAATACAAAAATGGTGTCTGGGTTCCTAAAGACATTACTGGGCTAACCTACGGCACTAATGGTTATCTACTAGACTTTGCAGACTCATCAGCACTGGGCAACGATGTCTCTGGTAACAACAACGACTTTACATCTTCAGGGCTGACAAGTTCAGATCAGACGCCGGACACGCCTACTAATAATTTTTGCACTATTAACCCGATTGATATATCAAGCTCCACGGTAATCTCTGATGGAAACCTTGACCATAATGGGGGCCAATTAAATACCATATTTCGCTCAAGTGCTGGTACTCATGCTGTTAGTTCTGGTAAGTGGTACGCAGAAGTTTACTGTGCTTCAACCTATCAGGGTCATGGGATAATAAAAACGTCCGTACAAGTTGACAATGGAGGCGAGAATTGGATAGCAGGGTCTGAAGGATGGGCCATGTACATCAATGGCGACATATATCACGATGGTTCAGCCTACAGTTACGCGTCTACAAGTTATGGGGCTGGCAGCATCATTGGGATACTACTAGACTGCGACAACGATGAATTGACATATTATATAAACGGCGTATCGCAGGGAGCCTTCTCGATTGACGCAGATTCAGAATATCGCTTTGGCTTTGGTACTGCTGGTTCAACAGGCAGATGTATAGCAAATTTCGGTCAAGACTCATCCTTTTCTGGAGCAAAGACCGCACAAGGTAATACTGACGCTAATGGCATTGGTGACTTTTATTACACCGTCCCTACAGACGCACTAGCACTCTGCACAGCCAACTTCCCAGAACCCACAATCGGGCCTAATAGTGCTGAGAACGTCACAGACTACTTCAATGTTGTGCTGTACACAGGTAATGGCACAGCTATAGGTAGCGGGGGAAAATCTATTACTGGTGTTGGATTTACACCAGACCATGTAGTTATTAAAAGCAGAGATAGTGCTACTTCTTGGATGCAATTTGATACCACTAGAGGAGCCACAAAATATCTAACATGGGACGTTGGTATCTTAGAAACTACTGATACAGAATCTTTAACATCTTTTGATGCCGATGGTTTTACTCTTGGTAATAATTCTTCAGTCAATAGCAATGGAATCAATTATGTTGCTTATTGCTGGAAAAAACGAGAAGGCTTACACGATATAGTTGCCTACACAGGAAATAATGCAACGCCACAAAGCATTTCACACAACTTGAATGCTGTGCCTAATTGGATGATGACACCCCGCATTTCTGACTATGCTGGAAACTGGCTAACTTATATTGATGGCGGGCAAGTAACAGACCCAGAAACCGATTACGGCTATTTGGATTTAACTAATGCCTTTGTAGATGACAGCACAATCTGGAATGATACAGCACCTACTAGCAGTCAATTTACCGTTGGCGCAAACAACGGAAACAACGGTGGCAATTGGTCATTTATGAATTATTTGTGGGCAAACATGGAAGGGATGTGCAAAGTCGGCTCCTACACCGGGAATGGCTCGGCAACTGATGGCCCCT